ATGGACTTAGCCAGCGTTTTGGATACAGAACGGGCATTTCGGCGGGCTGCATTAACCACATGCTTGCCGGCTTTCCTGTAAGCAGACATCAGTATTTTATATGACATCTTGTTCGGAAGCCGCTGAAGGGTATAATACAGCTCATCCATGCCCAGCATCTTGAAATCCACGTCCTGCCTAGCCATTATCCATAATTTTTGCAATGATTTCCATATACTGATTCAATCCCAGGGGCTGAACGGAAACGATGTTGTAATATTCACCGCCGTATTTCAGCTCCATCGTGTAAGAGATTCCGCTCTGATAGTACATCTGAAAAGCAATTTCATCCCGGCCAACCATTTGAGATGCGACTTCCTTTTCATCACTCTTAAATTCCACCCTTTTTGCCCAGAAAGTTGCGAAAGGATCCGTTTCACGAGATCTGACTTTTTCATTGTAGTCGTTTTCCGTAATGGTATGGTCGTATATTTCAATATACTCCGTAAATTGACCGGGATCTATTGCTTCAATCATCGTGTGATCTTATAAGGCAACATCAGGTTTTCAGAAGCCTTGATGTAACCGTTTTTCATGTTACTATCCATACGGGTATTATACAGCCTGGAAACGATCAGCTTAATGGCGCTGATCAAGGCATCAGGCACGGAATCAGCATCAGCATAACCAGCCGTGAAAGTAACTTTCACCGCATTGTAGACATCATCCGTAGAAGGCCAGTCCACCCCATCCAAAGAACGAATGCGAACCGGATCGTTTTTCAGATCCACCTCGTAATTATCACTACCAAACACTTGTTCAGCCCCATCTTCATCCGTGTAAGCTATTTCCGAAACAGCAGATACCGGCGCTTTCCTGATTAATATTTCTTCATCATCAGGAAAAGCATCCAGATACAGTTCCCAGGTTGCAGGCATGAGCTGCCGCCCTGTAAACTGTTCCACACGATCCACTGCCACGGAGATCAGGGAATCAATGAACGTATCATCATTGCTGTGCGTAACACGCAGATGATCCTTCATTGATGCCGTATCAACGGGTACGGACTGGGGCGGTGTTTTAACTACGAGGGTCATGGTTTACCGACCGCCCTTTTTTCGTTTGCTGCTACTACCACTGGCTTTCGGTGTTTCCACGATCTTAACAAAACCGTTCTTTTCCAGCTTTTTGGCTTCGTTCTTTTCAACCTTGCCAGTTGCACCTTTGGGGTAGCCATACCCGACACCGGGACCGGGCTTTAGCCACTTCACCGTTACTAACTTCTTTAAATCCATCTTACCTAAATTTTAGCGTTTTACAATCAATTAATTATAAACCGGATCAGGTAAGATCAGTAGAAGCGTCAATTATTGCAGCAAAGGATTTGCCGTGACCGATGGCCACATCCCAGAAACTGTTGATGACAATCGCTTCCTTACCTGCTTTTGCCAGGGGAAGAGATATACGGTCGTAAGTGATTTCCAAACCACCCCACTGGCCTACGAATACATCAGCCCAATTGCCATAAATGATAGCAGTGAGATTGCTACCTGTACCTTTAGAAAGGTTGGTCGGAATCAGGTTGGACACCTTGTACGGATAACCACCCACGTTCTGTCCGGTGAGTGAGCTTATCACAAACATACCGGAACCGGCATCGATCTTGGTTACCTTCAGCTTACTTTCCGATTTTGTGTGCATAAGATACCCCAGACTCTGGCGCATTGCGTTTTCTTCCTTTACCGCATTTTGAAGGGCAATGATGTGATTCCAGGTAGGAGCACCGCCGTTGGTTCCAATACCCACGGTTGTGATATCGGAGTTATTCAACACACCTTCAGGCACATTACCGGAACCTGAACCGTTGATAATAGCAGTTTCCAGCTTTTTCATCACGGCATAACGAAGCCGGTCCTCAACAAAAGATTCCAGATCCTTTGATTGCTGAAGCAAAATCTGCCTGGTCAGCGTGGTATAAGCAGCCAGCCTTTCGGGAGACATTTCCACGCTGTCCATTGCAGAGCTGGATTCAGCAGCATCATCCGTTTCACCTTCCCAGTTCGCAGAAGGAACAGAAGTTTCACGAGGCATTGAAAGGTCACCACTCAGATTGGTAAACACATTAATTCCCAGACTACGTGCCACCAACTCTTCCTTCAAAGCCTCAATAAAACCTTGTTTGCCGGTCTGGATCAGGACGCCGCCCTGGTCACCACCGGTTCCACCCTCAGCAGTAAGCTCACGCTTTTCACGTTGCTCGTTGGATTCAGCGGAGATCACGAAAGAAGGAACAAGCACGCTGTCCTTGCGATCGGTAGATTTTCCAACCATTTCACGGAACTCCTTTTCCGCTTCCTGGTGCATTTCACGGTAGAAACCTTCAAAGGGATCGATACCGGCAGCCATGCGGCAAGCAGAAAGCAAGGAATAATTCTTCTTTTCCCTTTCTTCTTTTTGCTTCTGCGTTTTACCGATACGGGAAGCAGCCTGTTCCTCCAGGTCAACCCGGCGCTGTTCCCTTTCAATGTCCTTATCCAGCTTCTGAATCTTCTGATCCAGCTCATCCCACTTCGTTTTTTCCTCATCGGTCAGATCCCGGCTTTCGCCTTTGTCGTCAACCGCATTCAGGTCGATGTTGCGCATTTCTTCATACAACTCGCCCCGTTTTTGTCTTAATTCATCTAACTTAGCCATTTTTCTGATTTTAAACTACATACTTTAATCTGTTAAGGTTGTGGCAGGGGCGGGACTCGAACCCGCACTGTCATGATCATGAGTCATGCGTGTTGCCATTACACCACCCTGCGATTTATCATTGTAAGTTTCCTCTTACGTGCCTGTATAGCAGCATCATTTTTCTGCGGCTTTTGCGCTTCCCGAAACTGTTCCAGGGAACGTTTTGCCACACCTGCTTCAGTTTGCAAATATGCTGGGTTAGCCACCGGACCTACTTCATACAAACCAGAAAAGAGGGTGACCGTGCGAATAGCACCGTATTCATCATCTTCCACCCATTCGTCGTTGCTTACCGTAAAAACAAAAGAGCTATGCTGAATATCGCCACGCTGGGCCAATACAACCAGATCACGCCCGGCTGAAGTGTCCGGTACTTCAAACCGATATTTTAAGCCTGTTTCGTCATCTTTAAGCTCCAGCGTACCGGAGATGGTACGGGCCAAAAGATGATCCAGGCTGTGGTTCATGGTTGAAAAAATGTCATCCTTACGGAGATCAATGTTTTTCAACGCACCCTTTGCTATCTTTTCCCGAAAGCCAAAAATTTCACGGGAAAGCACGTCGTACTTGAAAGCATACCCTTCAAAGTAGGTTTTGCCGCCTTCCTCACGCTGTTCAACAGTAACGGGCATGCTCAATACACGCCTTTCGCTGTTTTCCGGTATGTTGGTTTTTGAACTCATTGTATTATTGATTATTCGTTGTTTTGCTTTTGATTGGACGGATCCGGGTTTTTATCTTTCAGCTTGCTATTCATCCAGTCATCCACACGATCTAAAGGCACCAGGTTTGAAGGCACAAAACGGCGGTTGCCGCCTTCCACCGGGTTGCGGTCCTCCAGCTCCAGGATATCATTGTGAGAATATCCCAGGGCAATCATTTTCGTGTAATACTCTGCACGGGTTTTCATGTCGCCCCGCAATAGTGCCGTTAGGTTGAACTTAAAATACTGCCTGCTCCGGTCGGAGGGTCGTAAAAGTTTCCGGTTCAATTCCTTTTCAAACCTGACAGCCCACGGCCGGATGGTATATTGCACGTGCCGCAGGGTGGCTTCTTCATTGCTGTTGTAATTGGAGTTTTCCAGATCGCCAATTAGATGGGGAGAAACACGGAAAATTCCTGCTATTTCCGTACGGGAATATTTGCGGGTTTCAAGGAACTGGGCATCATCGGGATTAACACCAATTTGCTTGTACTTCAGCCCGCCTTCCAAAATCATGTTCTTATGCTGGTTACCCAAGCCCTGGTGCTTCAGGATGCGGGTCATGATCTGATCATATACCGTATCATCCAGCACCTGTTCCGTTTCATATACACCCTCCAGGGCACCGCCATTCTTATAGAACGTGTTGGCAAATTGTTGGGCTGCCAAGCCAGTGCCAATGGATTCACGGTGGTATGTAATGGGAGAAAGCCCCATTATACCGTTAAACCCAAACCCAGGTATGTGCAGCATGTTGCGGGCACGGATGGAGTTTTCAATGCCGTCTACCTGGTAGAATAATTTATTGTTATAAAGAAACGGGCGGACCGTGGTAGGATGGAATATTTCCAGCTCGATAGGAAGGTCATTGGCATTGCGGTGTATGTAAGCATACGCATTGCCCCACATGTTGGCTGCTGCGGTCATGGTTTCAAAAAAAATATTGGAAGGCATAAAAGCATTTGGCTCATCATGCACCAACCTGTGGCGGCGGTTTTCTGATATGATGCGGCGCCTGTTATCCTGCTTTTCGTAGAGATTAACGGGCAGGCTGCCCAGGTCTTCAGAGATCACCCTGATACAAGAAAACCAGCTAGACAGGGTAAGGGCGCTTTCAGATGTAACCCTTACCCCGCTGCTGGAGCCACCACCAAAAATCCCAGAAAGAAGAGAGCTGCCATGTATGTCTTTGCCGTCAGCAGTAAGCGGGGCCTTTGCCCGTTTGGAAAACAGGGAAAA